GAAATTCCTTATCTAGGTGTAGCTGTGCCGTCCATACGAAGTCTGCCGCCAGTCTTCATTTTTGTGGTTTTTGAATTGTCGCCTTGTCCCCTTCTTTTTGCTGCCATTTCATTTGCTGCTGTTGCTGACTTTGCAAACATATCCACTTCTTGAATTTTAGATTTTGGATCAAGAACTCTGTCACCAGAATATCTTTTGCTACCTATTCGATCTTCTCTTTCTTTTGCGGTTTCTGGTCGTGAAGTTGCGCTAGCGTTGGGGAAATCTGAAGGTTTATACCTTTGTTTATTGTATTTATTAGCCGTAATTTGTTTTTTCTGGATCTCAGCGCCTTTACTCATGTTTAAGCCCCTTAGTAGTAGTTAACTGTTTTAGGATAAAAAGGTTCGTCCTCTTCATCGCTGCTTAGTCTTAAAAACCCACCCTGCCTAAAGCGTAGTAGTGCCTGAGTCGATGAGTCAACCAAGTCATCATGCTCCCCGGCAGGAAACGATGCAAACTCCTCAACAACCTCTTCTGCAAACCTAGTGTTTGGACGCCACACATTACCAGACGCAAATAGGTCTGATACGGCGTTTACACGGGAGATCTTGTCGTTGCCTCTAGACGGCGTGTACTCAGACACTGGGATACCCATAGCCCTTAACTCAAAGATTAAAGGGGTGCCAGCAGCCTTAGCTTCTACAATACAGGCATCAGGCTCCCAGTATTGGTAATACTCTAAGGCTTTCTTTTTAAGCTCTGGGAACTCTAAACGCTCCTTCAAAGCATCTAGCAGGATTATGCAGGCTTGCATATTGCCCACGCTATCGGGCTGGTAAAAAACACCCCACGTTGTGCAGGCAGAGTAGTCGGCACGTTGTGTTTTAAGGAACGCTGTGTCCCAAGACTGTATTATAAACTCACACTGAGGCGGCACATCGCTGTCCCACTCGCGCCACCACTCACGCTTTACTAGCGCACCCTCTTCAGATGTTGGGTCTTGCTGGTACTGTGCGTTCCATTTTGAGGCGGGTAGCTCATTACGCAAGGACTCTAGCTCTGGCAAAGGCCAGAACTCAGGCCACAAAGACTTGCCTGAAGGCATAATCGCTGGAAACTCTATGACCTCCCATTCGTCTGTGCCAGCCCTCTGGACTGAAGACTTAATGATCTGCCCGGTTAGGTCTCGTTTGTGCCATCGAGTCATTACAACAATGATTGCTCCGCCCGGTTGTAGACGCTGTCTAGGCCCGGAGGTGTACCATTCGTAGGTTTTATCAAACACACCGGGGTCGGCGCTTTGCCCTTCTTGCTCTGAATGAGGATCGTCAATAATTAACAAATCCGCACCTTTACCAGTTACGGCACCACCAACACCAATAGCGAAGTATTCACCGCCTTGGGTGGTACTCCAGCGTCCAGCAGCCTTTGAGTCGGCGCGTAGGCCTAAGTTGGGGAATACAGACTTGTAGTCATCACTGTCTACTAGGTTACGAACCTTACGACCAAAGCCAACAGATAGCTCAGCAGTGTGAGCGGTTTGAATTATTTTCTTTTCTGGGAAGTTACCTAGAAACCAAGCAGGGAGTAAGTAGGAAGCAAACTCAGACTTGGTGTGCCGGGGAGGCATATTAATGATTAAACGCTTGAGTTCACCACGGGCAACCTTTTCAAAGGCCTCGCCCATTAGCTTGTGATGACGGCCCTCAATGAATGCAGGCCATACACGTTTAATAAACGGCATAAACCCATCACGGGCCTTTTCCTTGTTCTCAGCCTCTTCCAGTTCTTCTATGAGCGCAAGTATATCTCTTTGCTCTTCTTCGGGAAGGTTGGGTATTTTTTTTAAAAGGTTAGGGTCTACCCTGTCTAAAACAGACATAAATCTCCTTAGGAATATTCCCGTCTAGGAATCTACCTAAACTTAGATATCTACCTAAAAAAGACTATGTACATTCTAGGTGGAACCTTACAGAAGCTCGGCATATTCCTAGCGGAACAAGTTAGTTTACAGAAGGTACAGAATCAGTCATCGGGGCGCAAGGCCAATTCTCAATTTTTTGCAAAATTTTTTCAGCACTAGGAATCCTACCCCTTTTCCCTGTAAAAAAAGGGAGTACTGCTTACTGACTACGCGGGGTATATATTTTTTTGGTAATTACTTGAGCGTTTTACTATGTATATAAGTCGTGTAGTCGCACGGCTATAGGGGGGGTGGGGGTGTCGCCGCAGATCCCGACCGGTTATCCAGAGGGGCGGGGTGTACAACCGTTAGCGTTCGTCGTGCAGCGTACTCCACCTGTTTGTGTACGGTGTGCAGTGTGTGCAAACTGTTTGGCNCTGGTGATAGTACAGGCTAATGCAGGCTGTCAGNGGTGGTGTCATCTATGGTTGGCTTGGCTGGTGCTTGCAGTGCGGCAAGCCGTCGCTCAATNTCGCTGGCTACCTCGGTGCTATCCCGGTCNTTGCTGCTGGTCTCAATCACATCCTTGAACAAGCCAATGGTCTGNCCTANTAGCTGGGCAGCCCGGAGCCTGTTCGTGTCATTCGGCTCAGCCTCGTCCATGAGTTTACGCAACAGGTCTAGAACCTTCTGCTTGTCATTGACCTGTGAGGCTTGTGCAGACCGCTCATTGTTGTCCCTTAGCCGTGTGACCATCATTGTGATGTCAGGGTTCGCTGCAAGCTTTGAAGCTTCATTCCTAATCGCTGCCCCGCTCATCTTTTCGCAGTCGTATGCCTCCCTGTAAGCATCGCTTAGCGTCATACCTGCTCCACTGCCCAGTGCCATTGCAAAGTGTCGCTGCTTGGCTGTCAGGCCGCTCCTTGGTTTGCCCATGATATTGCGCCTTGTTCATTCATCTAAAGCCGTGAGCGTATAGCTGACCTGCTTGACATTCCACCACCAGTACGCTAGCGAACACCCTGAACGCCATACACCTTGTGTACGATAATGCTTGACTTATCTCAATTGCCGATAGGAGGCCCAGAATTGCATTCTAAGCGACTTTGCCGCTACCCCACATGATCATAACGGGTATGCCCTGAAAACCGCTTAGACGCGAGTTGGCCTCTAAGTTATTGATTACACTGTACTTTTTACTCATTACTGTTTTATTCGTGTATTTAGCGTGTCAAGTATTGTATTCACTTGCAGTGCGTGGTATTCGCGCGTTTCTATCTATAGCGAATCAAAACGTGACTGCCCCGCTCATTGCCCGGTCAATATCTATTACCCCTGTAATTTATCCACCTATGGATCGTTATCCCTGCAACGTTAAACATTTACTGTGTACGGGGTATTGCGTACTGCTTTCTGTTCTGGTTTAATTCGTTTTGTCGGCACTTGCTGCCGTCCGCGACGAGGAGCGACATCCTGCCACCCACTAGGGTGAACCAAGTCTGGTAGGCCTAGCGCCTACGCAATAGGGGTGTGCAGGAAACGCGCTACGGGTCATAGAGGCCCAGCCCCTTCGGTCAGAGTCCGACGCACCTACGGCGTAAAGCGATACACAGTTCCCCGACAGGCATACAAATGCCGCCATGCGGTTCGGGCTATTGGCTGGGTTCATCTCCAGCTACCGCAGAGCTTCGGCTCACCAATGACCATTCACTGAGTGGCTATTGTTGATTCGATAATTTGGAGAACAGTGTGATGACTGAACAACAAACCAAGGCTGCGCTGCGACACAATCGNCGCCGCCTCTTCCTTAACAAATTAATCATGCGTAAGAGAAGGTTCTTCTCTGCGCTCAGCAACGCGCTCCGCTCTGGCGGCAGTGCATCAATCGGGAGTTTATAAATGACTATCTTATTCACGGTATCGAAAGTGCCAGCGGGCAAAGCCTTTCAGGTGGCCCGGAAGTCGGGGAGCCGCGAGGCAGTAGTGATTGCCCACAACCGCAACGCTTGGGACGCTCAAGAGTTTGCTTGGCAGCAGGTTCGTGAGCTTGCCGACCGGGGGCGCTCAGCCTCAATCGTGATCGANATGNGGGGCTAAGANATTCCAACTGATGAGGCTGATTGGTGATCAGCCGAAACGCCTCCGGGCGTCTTGGATAACCACAATGGAGAATCAAATGAGTGCAGAGAAAAAATCAANNNAACAAGCAGCAGAAGATTTCGTTTCGTACCACAAAGCTGGCGTTTTGGACTTAGATCACATCGAAAGCGGCTACGGCTCGGTCTCTGGCTTTCTCAGCGCAGAGGGTCAACCTTCTGGTGACCTTGGCGGCTGGAGCATTGAGATCAAGGCACATGAGCACAAAGACGGTTGGGTA